TCCCCGCGTGCGTGCATCTAAGCAAAGTTTCGCTTAACTGTCAATAGGTGTCTCCATCTTCGCCTCAACAAACTCGTTTGCTTGCTCGATCGAATCAAATGAAACAATGCCTTTCACGTATTCCGACACTTCATGAAACATTTGCATCAGTGCGCCAAACTGAACCGTCTTCATCTGCAATGTAATATGTTCATCTTTTTCCAGATCGAACGGATTCTGGGCTGCTATACTCAATCTTTCACCTAATGCAGCAATGCTCTCCAGAAACTCCATTGCCTGACGGCCCGTTTTTAACTGTGCCTCAACAATTGCTTGCTCTGTAACAGTCACGAAAGCGACTCCATCAAAAAACCCTGTCACAAGCGGCTAGACCTGTGAAGGGTTTCCCAATCCGGATTGCTCCGGGAAAGTTCTGTGGAATCATCTCTAGCCAGATGATTTGCAGGACACGTTATGCCGTTTGCCGCCCAAGGTCAACGGCCAAACATAGCCTTGATCTGCTGCAATCGGATTTCGCGCGATGCAATCGTTGCTGGCGTCCGACTTCCTGCCGTTGGCTCGTTGGTCTTTTCGCCTTCCGGCTTGCTGCCATACATCGCCTTTGCAAACTTCGGAGCGTCAACGACAATATCTCCGACCTCTGTCGCAAACCCGGCCGCAACTGCTTCTTGTGCCGTGTACCACGTTTCCGCATCCAGAATCGCCATTATCTTCTTGCGGTCCTTTTTTGTCCGGTCCATGTAGGCGTCGAGAATGGAATCTCGGTATTTGTCCAGAACGTCAGCGGTCTTTCGCAACTCCGCCGCACTTCCCATCGCCATCGTCCAGGGATTGTGAACCATCATCATGGCATTTTTTGCCATAACGACCCGATCTCCAGCCATTGCGATGTAACTGGCGATCGAATACGCCGACGAATCCACAACAACATCAACGCCGCCCTGATGCCGCTTCAGTGCGTTGAAGATTGCTCGCCCTTCGTCCACGCTTCCGCCGGGGGATGAAATCCGAAGCGTCACCTTGCGGCCTGACATCTTTGCAAGGTCTGGGAGTACTGTGGCCGCATCAATCATTCCCCAGAACGAGGAGCCAATTGCGTCGTACAAAAAAATCTCGCCGGTTTCCAAATCAGACTGGTACATGCTTTGTAACCTTTTCGACTAAGGAGTCATGAACGAAAATTGAATTGACTCGTGTCGTCCCGAGTCGTGTGTAATTAAAATCACAAGCGATCGAATAAATGGTTTCGGCGTTGTCTTGAATCTTAAAGCCTTCATCAATTTCAATGCCTAGCAGCCACACTGGAACACGCCCTACATCATCCGTATTTGCAGGATGACATTTGTCGAAGTGTTCCACCATCAGAATGCTCGTCTGGTGATTGCTTAGCACATGCTCCATGATAAGACTGTCGATGCTGTCCACATCAATGACACAAAGCATCACATGTGCGTCGAGATTGGAACTTGTTTCGAAAGCATATTCCCCGCGTATCTTGGCCCTTGGAAACTTAGCAGCCAGTTGCCTGATTGAATCTTCGTCTCTTTCAAACAACACACAATCAAGCCCGTAATTGTAAAACGGCTCGATCGTCAACGGCAGCCCCTCGCCGTCACCAGCACCGACTTCAACGCACTGGCCTGGCTGGTTGATTAGGTTCGCCAACGCAACCAAAATTCCCTGTTCACCAAACTGCCAGCCGCCTGCCTGTTCTGCGAGCCACTCAAACTCCGGCCGATCGGCCACAAATCCTTCCGTCATACTGTCGCTCCAAGTATGTAGTCTGCCAAATCTTCAACACGTTCGCCCCATGATGCCGTCAGCTCCCCGACAGCGTCTGGAAGTGCCTTTCCTTGCGTCTTAGACATAACGTCAATCAACGCATCCTGTGAAATGCGGCAATGCTCTGCCGCTGCGTATGGCGTTCCTCCGAGTTGTTCGCAAACGTCGCCCAGCGTGTGCTGCCATTTAGCGTAAAACTTTTCAACCGACTGAATTGGCGTTTTTGTTTTGACGGCTGCCGCCACTCGCTGCTGCTCGATAGCCAGCAACGGCCGCAATCGTGAAATCACGGCCATTCTCTGAACGGCTTCCGTCTCTGGATCGTCCTCCGGCTCAGGGTCTTCGGGAACGTCTGGCGAATCCTCTTCCATCGGTGCTGTCACCGTAATCGCCGGATTCTGATACTCATCCCCGCCGTCATAGGGATTCATGTCCAGTTTTTCGCGTGCTTCATTCGGGCTGATCACCGTTGCCGCGATTAACTTTGTCAGGTATTCCGCCTGCTTCAGTGGGTCCATTCGCATCAGAGCGTTAGTGTTAAACTTGAAGTAATGCGTTTCGCTGGTCAACTGGCGTTCCGTCAGCAACGATCGATTGCAAGCGGCCTCAATGTGGACCAACCAGCGATTCAAACAGTTTGTCAGGTATGCCAAGTGCTTTTCGGCGAGACTGTTGTAAGACACGCTGGAATCGTCGCCAAGAATCTCTTCTAGGCAAAACCACATGGCCGCTTCTTGACGCTGAAACAGCCGTTGCTCAATCCACTGCGAATCTTTGCCGCTCATCGACACCATGTTGGCCTTGATGCCTTCGCGGAGCATGGCAGTCTTGCCGGTGTTTTCCGCACCGTCGTGAGCCTCGCGAAACATCGACAGGAATTTCTTTGCTTCTTCTTCGTTGCGGAACATTCCGCCAGGGGCTTCGAGAATTAAAGATCCGCTGAATCCCTTTTTGGCAAGGTTTCGAACTTGATCCTCTGCCGATAATCCAGCGTCAAGACTGTTGCTCATGACCGCAGACGCATTTAATCCAGCAAGGCCATTAAAGCTCAGGCCATGCACAAAAAACACATCTTCATCCGGAAACCAAACCGTCTGGCTGTCGGACGTAACCCCGACCTTTTTAGCCAACGGCTCGTGCTGGCACAAAACGGTGCCGTGGTATCGCTTGCCCTCGTACCATTCGGAACTCGATCTGTCTGGCAACAGTGGCCAAAGAGCAACTGGCCGACCGCCTTCACGCTCAACAACACATCGCCAGTTGCCGTAAAGCAGCAGGCTCGGAGCACCAAACATTTTCCACTCTGGAGCCGTCTGGTAATCGTTCGGCCGCGTGTGGACGATCTTGTGGCCGGGGTGCGATCGCTCAATGCTGCTGCCGCGTTCCAGTCTGCGATGGCAGTTAATAGGCAACTGCGAAAAGTGCCCTGCGATCTTGTTGACCGCATACCAGACAGGGGCGTATTCAATCGCACGGCGTGCTGTGAGCTTAGATGTGCCAAACTCCGGCGAAGTGCCGAAGAAAGCACCCAAACCAGAGCCAATTCGAGTCAAAAAGCGTCGAAACAGTTCCATATTAGCAGCCTTCAAACGATGAATAGAGAACCTGTCGGACGCGATGGAGCCAGCATTGCCAACCGAATGCCCATCAACAAAGCCACAGCAGCGTCTATTTTCTCGCTCGAATTCCGCTTATCTGGCATCATCTTACCTTGTGCGTTGCTGGTTGTCATCATGTTAAGAGCACACCAGCGAAGGATGTTGTCTGTCTTGTCCGGCGTGAACCTGTTTTCGCGAATCGCTGCCGACAATTCCTGCATCGGCTCGTGAAACTGAAAGCAGTTCTGAGGCATTTTAATAACGTCAAGTCCGGCCTGAGATAGCTCGTCGCCCAACTGAGCAGCGTTGTACGGGTCATAGGCCACCGCCCTGATACCAATCTCTTCCGCCACTCGAAGAAACTCGTCTCTGAGCGATGCTACGACATAGCGGACAGCCGTCAGTTCGCCGGTTGCGATCCATCCCGCCCACGGCTGCTTCTTCAAATCTCGTTTTGTTTCATCGACAATGAATGACTTTGTAAATCCCTCGTAACGCCAGATCGTTTTGCCTTCCTCATCCTCGTCCACCGGGAATCGAGCAATCACGCCAAACGATGCCAAGTCATCACGGCCGCCGAGGTCAATCCCAGCGGTGATTGCGTCTGCATGTCGCCAGGATGAAAGCGTATCAGCCATATCATCCCAATCGGCGGGCAGGATGAATCGTTCGTACGCCGACACCTTGCGATTGCAGTGATAGCGGGTAAATCGATTCAACTCAACTGGTGATGTCTTCGCCTTTGCTGCCGCTTCTCTCAGGGATTCCAGCCCGATCGAAACGCCGATGTTTGGGTTCGCCTTTGGCCACAGCGACTCATCCAAGGCGTCCTCGTTTTCGTCAAGTTCAAAGATGTAGGAAAAGTATGACTCGTCAACAAACTCACCCCGGACAACGCCTGTCGCATAATCATAATCCTCCTGCCAGAGCTGGCTCGTGTCGTCTCCGGCCGTGGTGAAGTCGATAATTAAAGGCTGCGAACGGTTGCCAGATCCCGTCATCATGGTGTCGTAAAACTTTCGGTGATGCTCCCGCCAAGCGTGCTTTTCATCCATCAGCACCATGTGAGGGTTTAGACCGTCGAACGGCTTATCGCTTCCGATGCAATGAATATAGCCCTTGTTGTGACTGAACGTAATCTGCTTGTTAATTGGGGTCGAAAGAGCTTTGACGTGTTCAGACTGGCTCCGCATCCGCTCGATTTCGGCATACATCACCTTTTGTGCCTGCTCTTTTTTTGTAGCACACAACACAATCTCTGCCACGTCTTCCGGCCGTCCCGTGAACGGATTCACGTCTGCCATTCCGCCATCGAGTGCAATGCCGGAACCCAATGTCGATTTGCCGTTTTTTCTGGCCATTGTCCAGAACACCCGGCGAAACCGTCGCGTTCTGTCTTCGCACCGCTTCCAACCAAATATGTTCCAGATCCCGAACAGTTGCCACGGTTCGAGATTAAATGGCATCCCTGAGCTTTTCCCGATTGAATGTTTCAGCACCTCCGGAAAAAAATCACAATGAGCTGAAGCCACATCGAGGGAAAAGTAATACGGAAACTCCGGGCTGTTTTGTCGTTCCAGATCATCAACATATCGCTGCACTGCTGCCCGATGCGAAACACACGACACGACACGACCGCTAAGCACGTCTCTCACGTACTTGTCAACCGCTTTATGTGTGTCGCTTTTCTTTTTCATCCTCTCCCCATCCGCGCCATAATCTTGGCAAACGGATCTTCCTTTTTGTCGTCTAGCTTTAGGCTAGTCAGCTTCTGTCGGCTGGCTGGAGTCAGGCCCAATTCCGGAAGCAGCTTATTGAGTTGCTCGCGAAACTTGTGCATCTCTCCCACATATGCATTCTTTGTGATGGTAAGGTTGCCTTCTTTATCGACGCCTTCAATTGCCAGTCCGGTCTCTTCCACCTTCTGCCGTGACTCGATCCACTTCGCGTAAGCCGTGCAGTACGCGATCAGGATCTCGCGAGTATCCGATGACAACACGCCGTTGGTTTTTAGGTCGAGACTTAGCTCGTTCCATTTTTGTGCTTCAACATCGCCAAACCAATCCGGCATTTTTGGACACTGGCCGTCCGCTTTCGGAGCAGCCTTGTTTCTCCTTTGTGGATCTTTACGAAACGAGCCTGTCGCCTCCTTGATTTCTGCCGCAATCGGCTTCCGTCCTCGTGCCATTTTCAGTAATCCTCAATTTTGCGGACACACACGTGCGCGGAACAGGGATATCGACGACCGGCCGCCCCCCACATTCCGACCGCCCCCCGGCCTGTCACTGCCCGTCACGCCTAGCCTGCTCTAATGCCCTGTGACACGCCACGCACAACGCCATGAGATTGTTCCACTCAAGTCGCAGCCACGGAGCCTCTGCAATCGGAATGACGTGGTGAACCTCCTGTGCCTCTGTAGCGATGCCCCGCTTTTTGCATTCCTCACACAATGGATTCTCCTGTCGAAACCGCACGCTCAACCGCTTCCATGCTCCGTCATACCCTGCCTCTGTCGTGCTGATTGATGCCCTTTGTTTGCCACGTCCACACCGTTCGCACTCTCTGTGCCTTGCCTCCAGCACAGCACCACATGGGCACAGCCGCAACCTCATGCGTCTACCTGTGGTGCCCTGACCACGCTACATACACCCTGCAGATACATGGTGCTTGGTGCTGTTGCATCCCTGATCGCAAACCGCAATGTACGCTCTGATGCTGTAACTGCTGATGGATAAGCAAAGGTGACCACATTACTACTTGCACCACTGATTGTGATATTGCCACTTGCAACGGTAGCCACATCAACGCCAGCCAGTGTTTCAAACACAATGGCCAATGTCTTTCCGCTTAAACTGACCGGCGTCGTACCATCAATGCGGTATAGCGTGATCGACTGGCTAATTGTTTCCCCCACCACCGGCGTTAATGTCACTCCGGCCGATCGATCTGCAACAATGCCAGTCGCTGGCAATACATTAACGCTTGATCCACCGCCTCCGCTCGGCCCCAGCTCCAGCATATTGGCAGTAAACTGGTAGACAGCACCGTCGACGACCAATCCGGTATCAACCTTGTCTAAAATAGTTTTAGCTGCAGCCAATGCAGCACTCGTCGCTAACCCACTCTGGATCTGACTCACCGGATGGATATGCAGCGACACGATGGTAAACGCCACTCCGTTGACCGGAGCCGATGTCAGAGGTTCCTCCAGCACGATCGTCTTTGTGGCTCCCACATAGTCTACTATCGAACGAACCTGACCGGCCAGTGCCCCATCAGTGAAGACGAGCATCGAATCATTATAAAAATCATCGACGGCTGAAGTCAGGCCAGTGACGAACGTAGTTGTGGTCGCAGACGCATCAATGACAGTCGAGTCGATTTGCTGAAATGCTGTTGACTGACGCAGCCGCTTACCAGATGACGTTGCGACATTATGCGTGGCACCTGTTAATGGCTCGTCCCAGATCAGGTCTACCAGTGCGGCAGTAGCAGCGGAGTCCAGTTCCACTGTTGGTGGTGTTTCCGTCGCAACCTCCGCATCTGTCCCGGCAAATGTGCGATATCCGATCGCAACTGGCCGCGTCCCTGAAAACAGAATCAATGTGTGATCGCCGCTGATTGCAGACGCCTCACCGAATGACGCAACGTACTGCCCTTTGGCGTTCGTCCGCTCCGTGACAGAATCCGCTGTAAAGGCCGTCGTGTCTGGAGCCGCCAGCGTGAACAATTTCGCTGTCAATGTAAGGCCGGTTGGTGCCGCGAGAACTGCTGTCTGTGTCGTCATGCTTGCACCCCTCGACCCGCTCCAGAAGCGTATAACGCAGCGATATCAGTAGAATCCAACTCATATCCGTGAAACAGTCGTACGTCATCTTGACGGCCCGTGTAATACGATCCGCTTGATGTTGTGTTGACGCCAAGCCGAAAAGCTCCACTCGGACTCATCGCAGTAGATGGGGTTCCCGCAGAAAACTCTGAAACAAGTGATTTGTTTACACCATCAACCCAAATCTGGATTGCCGATCCTGTCCAGATGCCGACAACGTGATGCCAGTTTCCATCAGCCACATCATCTGCCGTTCGAAATGACCTCACGATTGACACGCCGCTCCAGAGCAGCGTCATACTAACTTTTTTCCCCACAAGCTGATTAAATGCGTCACCAGCGACAGCTAGTGCGTACACCTGACCAATTCCTCCGTCAGAATTTCGCTTCTGAATGATCGGCCCGAACTGGTTCGAATTCGGCGGTTTGATCCAGCATGAAATGGAAAACGCTGATAAGCCGGGATTTAGCACCGAATTGTGTGGCACTGTTACGTAGTCATTCGATCCGTCGAAATCCAACGCTCTGACACCTCCGGCCCCTGTATCCGAAACTCGATCAGTGGCCGGGTCCATGTTCGTCATGGTGCCGTCGTTTGAGCCGACGAGATCCGTGATGACCGTTGAGCTTGTTGTCTCCGGATCGCGAGATTCTACCCATGCAGCGACTGGCGTTTTGCCGTTTACTGCGGGGTTAAATGCAGGCGTAAAATTATGAGCGTTGATAATCACTCGATCTTGTTCCCCATAAGGTAGCCACGGCATCTTTGATCGTGGCTTTGCGAAGCCGGGAGTCACTACAGCACCGGCCACACGGTTAGGTCGTAATCTGCATCGGCAGTTGCTGCGTCAATCAGTTCTTGCCGTCGCACGGCCAACAACACGATCCTGTCTCGGACGGCGACGAAAGCTGCGAGTGTTGCCGTTTCCGTCTCAGTCAGCACAGCCCCGGATTGCTGCTTAATCAGAATTCCGCCCACGTTGACAATGGTCGATGGGTTTTCCGTTTCAGGAAACTGCAGTCGCACTTGCCGCTGATACTCGGTTTCGATCTGTGCCAGCAGTTCCGGAAGTTCTCGCTTCACAAGCGAATACTGAGCAGAGTAAGTGCCCTGTGGTAATCCAACCGCAGGCGTCGGGGTGATTGCAGTCTTCCCGAATTCCGACGTGATCGTGTAGCGATGGTCAACGTCTGGCTGAGCCGAGTCGACCTTCTTGTAGTATTCGAAATCAGGATTTGCACCAACGATCTGACCGCCGTCTGTTCGGGGCCATGTTGCGTTCATGTTGGTATATTGCTGCGTTGACGCTCGCCAAATGACGAAGCGGTCAACGACAGGATCAATTCCGGTTGTAGTATTCAGAGCCATTTCAGTGTCCTCAGCTTGGAGTCAGTTCGATTGTTGCGATCAGCTCTTTGCCGTCGCTGCCTTGGTCAATGTCCAGCGTCAGCATGTCAGATGCTGTAACCGTCTGCGTTCCGTTGATTGCACCACCCGTCGAGACGTTGGCCCCTGTGGCGATTGAGGCGACAGAACTCAGGATGCTTGTAGCCGTTCCAGTGCTTCGATTGATCGTGTTTAGGTCGACTTGTACCGCCGCTGCTGATGGCTCATTTGCTGGATCGCAATCCACCCGGAACGCTGTAATCGTGCCCGCAACTGGGACAGGAACTACGCCTTTTTTTGCACCAGACGCGATCGCCTGCCCATTACCTGACAGGGCGACCTGCAGGTAGATTTTTTCGGGGATTGGCAGTATCTGGTCACGACTCATGATGTTTTCCAAATCAACAGCGGATCAACGAGTCCGCGTTTACTGTCCGACTTGTTCCTGCATCGTGACCTTGACTGGAAGGTTCACGACCCCTGTTCGCTGCAACAATTCCACAACATTGTTCAGACCGAAAATCGACAGCGCAAACGCGACGCACGCGGCTGTCATTTTGGGATATCGCTGAACCATTCTGATTGTCCCGAGAATAAATCTGTCCTCATCCGTTTGCGTCGTCACTGTCCTGATTTCCGTGGTCATCGCTTCCAGCCTCTTGGTGATCTCACCATAGTTTTCCATCGCTTGAGTGAATGCTGCCGCCGTACCATTTTTTAGAGGCTCCCATGTGCAAAGACAACATTCAATCGGACCACTAAGCGGATATCTCATTACTGTCAATTGGCCCCACTCAGGCTTTGCTCCTTTGGGGATGTATTGTTTTTTCACGATGTAGGTTGGATTGTAGGCATCGAGGTTTTTTGCCTCATCGATATCTGATTCAAGACTCTTATCAGGCACGCTGATCTGCATCCATGTCAGCCGCCTAAGTTCCGTCAGCGTGTACTGTGACCAATCACAAAACGCGGCATTCGCCCACAATATCTGACCGTCTAACGTACTCACGAGTTTCATTGCGGGACAATGCTTAACCCACGTTCTTAAATGCTGCTCGCTTGCAGTGTCGTCGATCCACATTAGCACCAATTCCCTGCTGTTAGTCCTGTTTCCAAATCCGTTTTCTGATCGCTGCGACAATCCACATGAGAAGTTCCGGAGCGATCTGCCAGAACAGCCACGCCATGATTGGAGTTATCGCCCTTGCAATTTCCTCGTCTGTGTCCGTCGATTTGATCCGCTTTTTCTTTTCCAGTCTCAACATCCGCCGACCATAAAAGTCGATTGTCTCACCCTCTTTACTGACGGCCAGATCCCCTGCCCATGATCCACATTGCGCGGCTCGCTCGTAGAGCAGGCTGGTCATGATTGTGTCATCGCGGCTCATCAGTAATTGATCCTCACCTGGCTCAACCTCAGATCCACCAGAGCATGATCCTCAAACGCTGTCACCCGCAACACATCCGGACTTATCGGCCCCGGAATATCAATCTCAACCGTCCCGTCTGTCACTGTCAACACTGCCTGTTCGCCATCATGCTTGAGCTTTAGGTTGACCGTCTCCGACCATTCAATTCGCTCGATACGTCCGCTGATTACCGCTTGAATTGCCTCGCGGATATTCATGTGTCGCAGATCGACCGGCTTAATGAAGCTCATCGAAACAAGCCTCCGAACAATCCACGCCGCTGTCTAGTGTTTGTTGGGCAGACTCCGCCAGGGCAATTCGATCCTCGATTGATCATCTGCACTGGCTTTGACTTCATTGCGACTGGCTTGCCGTCATGGATCGACGCATGAAGATCGGCCATCTGCTGATGCGTCATCCCGTTGGTATCAATGCCATGTTCCGCTTTCAAGTGCCTTGATGTCTCAAGGATTGTGGGATTCCAGTTGCCCTGCACATCCCATTTGAGACGAGTTCCGTCTGATGCAACCCTAGAGAAATCCCCCGGCGTAGCGACTTTGAGAGGGGTTTGCTGAGTGTTCGCCTTTGCCGGGGGATTTGGGGCAGACTTGATCACCTCCTCACCGTTAGGCTCCGGAACTGACAAGGACGCTTCCAGTTTTGTTTCTATCCGTTCCAATGCTGCCGTGTTTTCTTTCAGAATCACCACAGCAGCATCGGTTTTTTCTTCGACAGCCTTCGCAACTTCGACCGCCTCAACGCTGCCATCGCGCATCGATTTCTGCCATGCGGTCAACTCGGTCGCAGCTTCGGAGCATCCAATAAAACACAGCACGAACCAGATCAGATTTTTCATACTCGCAATCCTTTCTGCCATTCGTCCAGGCTAAATTCTCGCGGCTTAACGTTTGGCATGTCAGACAGCCCAAAGCAGGCCGTGTATCTGTGCCGCAACATTTGCTCGACTGCGTTTGCGGACCACTCCGCCCAGCCTTTGTTGCCCCAGCCTGCACCCCAACTGTTGAGCATCCAGACATAGGGCTTGCCTGCTGTATCCAGTCGTTCAGATAACGCCAGCAACGCGATCGCATGACCGCCGCC